GGTGCTTTGTTTAAAACAGATGGTCAAGGTTTTCTACCTGAAATGATGGAAACAATGTACAATGAACGAGTGATTTACAAGAATAGAATGTTAAAGGCAAAAAAAGAATATGAAAAAACAAAAGACCCTAAACTTGTAAGAGAAATATCTCGTTGTCACAATATTCAATGGGCAAGAAAGATTGCCTTAAACTCAGCTTATGGTGCTGTAGGCAATCAATACTTTAGATATTATGATGTAAGACAGGCAAGTGCCATTACAACAGCAGGCCAATTTATTATTCGTTTCATTGAGGAAAAAGTAAATGAATATTTAAATCGTATATTAAAGACACACGATAAGATAGATTACATTGTGGCGTCTGATACAGATTCAATTTATGTTACACTTGATAAGTTAGTACAAAAAACTTGTGAGGGTAAAGACAATGAACAGATATGTAATTTTTTAAATAAAGTTGTAGATAGTAGAATAGAACCATTTTTAGAAAAGTGTTTTACTGAACTGGCTGATTATACAAATGCTTTTAAAAATTGTATGGTAATGAAACGAGAAGTTGTTGCTAACAAAGGTATTTGGGTGGCTAAAAAGAGATATATGTTAAATGTATTAGATGAAGAAGGCGTTAGACTAGCAGAACCTAAACTAAAGATTATGGGTATTGAAGCTGTTAAATCATCAACACCACAAGTTTGTAGAGGTAAGATTAAAGAGGCCATTAAGATTATAATGTCAAAAGAACAATCAGATTTACATACCTTTATTGCTGACTTTAAAAAAGAGTTTTTTCAAATGTCTGCTGAACAAATATCTTTTCCTAGAAGTTGTAATAATTTAAGAAAGTATAGACACGCTAGTGATGTGTTTATCAAAGGTACACCAATTCACGTTAAAGGTGCTTTGATTTATAATCATCAATTAAAACAATTTAAATTACAAAACAAGTATCCTTACATACAAGAGGGTGATAAAATTAAGTTTTTAAAACTATTAGAAGCCAATCCATTTAAGTTTGATGTTATTAGTTACATTACTAAACTACCAACCGAATTTAATTTACAAGAGTATATTGATTATGAAACACAGTTTGAAAAGACATTTTTAGACCCTATGAGATTTATATTACAAGCAATTGGTTGGGAACATGAACCAAAGGCCAGTTTAGAGGCATTTTTCGGATGATAACTTCATTATTACTTTTGTATTTTACAATTTTTGTGTTCTTTCAATGGGGTCAAAGAATTGCTATGACTAGAATAGATACAAAGGCATTTATAATTATTATATTATTGTTATGGATATCAATAAAAAGTATAACGTAATTTACGCTGACCCACCTTGGTCTTTTAAAACTTTTAGTGATAAAGGTAAAGATAGAAGTCCTGAAAATCATTATAATGTAATGAGTTTACAAGATATATGTAATTTACCTATAGATAAAATATCAAATGATAATTCAGTATTATTAATGTGGGTAGTTGACCCTTTACTAGATAAGGCCTTTAAAGTTATAGAAGCATGGGGTTTTAAATATAAAACGGTTGGTTTTACTTGGGCAAAAACAAACAAAAAAAGTTTAGGCTTTTTTACAGGTTTAGGTTATTGGACAAGAGGCAATCCTGAAATGTGTTTGTTGGCCACAAAGGGTAAACCAAAACGAATCAGTAAATCAGTACCTCAATTAGTTGTGGAACAACGTAGAGAACATAGTAGAAAACCAGATATTATGTACAACCACATAGAGAACTTATTAGAAGGACCTTACATAGAACTCTTTGCTAGAACAAAAAGGCCAGGTTGGGATAGTTGGGGCAATCAAACAGACAAGTTTTAAAATGGAATTGACTTTATCAATATTATATGTTATAATGATTTACTTATTTGTGATATTTTTACTATATTTATGGAACAACGAAAAACCTTAACAAAAGATCAAGCCTTATATTGTGCTGGTATATTCAACGACTATTTTAGTCAGTTTGATAGAATTGACCAGTATATGAGAGATCAAAAGTTATCTCAATTAGAAACCAATAATTCAGCTGGTACATTATTTGATGATGGTCCTGAAGAAGACTTATTTAATAATAATGATATGTCGCCTGAAGAAATGAATTTTGAAATAAAGATTATTGTTAATGAAAGATACGATAAACTTTTAAATATGGTTTCGTCACATACTAATATGTCTAGTGTGCCTGGTAAAAATTTAAAGATTGTGGTTATGGAAACTAACACACAAAAGATAGTAGGTTTTATTAGACTATCATCACCAGTTATTAATATGAAACCTCGTAATGAATTATTAGGAAATGTACCCGAATTAAAATCTTTTAATAAAACTTCTATTATGGGTTTTGTGATTGTACCTGTACAACCATTTGGTTTTAATTATTTGGGTGGTAAACTATTAGCGGCTGTTTGTTGTTCACATGAAGTAAGAGAAATGATGAATAACAAATACAATATGAACTTAGCCTTATTTGAAACAACCTCATTATATGGTAATAGTAAATCATCAAGTCAGTATGATGGTATGAAACCATTTTTAAGATATAAAGGCTTAACTGATAGTGACTTTATACCTTTGATACATGGTAAACCTTACCACGATTTAGTAAAGTTTGTAGAAAACAATATAGGCAAATTAGTAAAAGATGACGCTTCAAGTAAAAAGTTAAAACTTACAACGGCCATTTTAGGTTTAGTTAAAAGAAGTTTAGAGGGTAATGAATTAGATAAATTTAACACAACTATTAGTAATGCTAAAAAACTTACTGAAAGAAAAAGATATTATACTTGTAGTTATGGTATTAAAAACTATATAGATATTGTAAATGGTAAACAAACAGAAATTATCAAAGACGATAATTATGATAAACATAACCTAAATAATATAGTAGAATGGTGGAAAAAGAAAGCAACCAATCGTTATAATAATCTTAAAAATGAAAATCGTTTGAGGAGAGAACTTGAAATATGGTCACCGAGTGCACAAATACAAATAATCAGATGATAACAAAAAAAGATTACAAAGATTTAAAAGAGTATTGGGACTATCAAAGAAAGGTAGAATACAATAAAGAAGTTGTATTTAATATGGCTGATTCTTTTGAAGGCCGTGTGTACAATGATTTTGGACCTGTTAATCTTAATGATATGAAAGAGTTGTTGTGGACAAGAGTGAAACCTGAAGACTATGAAAATCCAAGAAAAGGTTGGGTGCCTTTAAATGAAAATTATAGGTTTGAATGGGAAGGTGAAGCTAATATGCCTGATTTTGAAATTGAAACACCGAGAGGTGATACAATAGCTTTAAAAGCAAAAAATATTAAAGAATGGCAAAAAGCATTTGATGATGAAGAAGATAGTAGTAATAGATAATATAGTTAACGAATTAGAACAACTTTATATAAAAAAACATTTATTTGATGATACTAAATGGAGTTTTATAGAAGATGTATCTTTAAAAGACAACTTACACCAAAGACGGCCAGGTCTTAAACAATATTTCAATACAAAAAATCTAAACGATAGTATTTACAATATAGTTGTAAATGTAAGAAAAAAATTAAAAATGAAACCTCTATATGCTAAAGGTGATATACTAGAGGCCAGATCGTTTTTACAATTACCTTTAAATAAAGAATACATAGGAGAGGGTGTTGACACACCACATTTAGATAGAACAGAACCACACTTGGTATTTTTGTATTATGTAAATGATAGTGATGGTGATACTATTATATATAACTACAAAAGCAAATCGCCAACCGATATACCTTTTTTTGAAGATGTAAAAGAACAGAAAAGAGTAAAACCAAAACAAGGTAGGGTTGTAATATTTGATGGTTTATATTGGCATACGGCTGAACAACCAACTAAAGATGTCAGATGTATAATAAATTTCAATATAAGTAATAATGGGACTTGACAATATGATTAGAATAGTATATAATATAACAATAAATTTATGGAGATATTGATATGAGTAATTTTTTAAAAGACATAATTAAAGAAACTGGTAATGAATATGCTGGTTTAGTAAGTGAAGGAGTTGATAGCGCTGACGTTACAAGTTTTATAGACACAGGCTCATATTCTTTTAATGCCTTATTATCTGGTAGTATCTATGGTGGTATGCCAGGAAACAAAATCACAGCAATCGCTGGTGAGGCCGCTACAGGTAAAACATTTTTCGCATTAGGTATTTGTCAACATTTTTTAGAAACAGACAAAGACGCTGGTGTAATTTATTTTGAATCAGAAAGTGCCATCTCAAAAGAGATGATTGAAAGTAGAGGAGTTGATTCTACTAGAATGGTAATAGTACCAGTAGCAACAGTACAAGAATTTAGAAATCAATCAATTAAAATTATAGACAAATATTTAGAACAACCAGAGGATAAAAGAAAGCCTTTGATGTTTGTATTAGATAGTTTAGGAATGTTATCTACTACAAAAGAAATGGAAGATACGGCCGCTGGTAAAGAAACAAGAGATATGACTAGATCACAAATAGTCAAATCAACGTTTAGAGTTTTAACACTTAAATTAGG